CCCGTACCTCCGTGCTGCGCGCACGGCGCTCAATGGATTCCCCATTGAGGACCCCAGTGATCTGGGGCGATTTGTACTGCTCTGGTGTCAAACCAGAGCTACAGGTATGGCCGATCAAAGGATGATCGACATTAGCTATGATAAATTCATAGCTACAGTGACACAGCCGGGTCAGGCTGTGAAATTGAATCCTGCCATTTTAGGCAAGATAACCGAACCCTGCAAAAGGGTCGACGGAAAGTCCGGCAAAGTATCTGTCGGAACTACCTCGTGCTTAGAGAGCACGAGGAGCATGGGAGGCAAGACAGCCTTCCTGAGCACCCTGGCTAGACATAAGTCAGTTAGGGCAGAGTACGATTTCCGTACTCTGGAGGCGACGCCTGTGGCGCCGCGTCCGGTCAGATCTGCGAAGGATCTGGTCCACTGGGCAATATACCAACTATTGCACCACCCAACCTACACATCATGTGTCAGGTTGCACGGAGTCGCCGAACCTTCTAAGGCTCGCACGATTACCGTAGCACCGTATGCATATCAGGTGCTTATGGGAGTTTTTGCTCACATATTTCAGCCGTCATTAACATCACGGCAGATAAAGTCTGGCCTTAAGGCAGACCGACATCTGTGGAGATTTCTCACAGACGTACTCAACCCACAAAATACCGAGTGGGGGGAGCTCATAAACAATAATACTGTTTATGCTCTTTCGACAGACCTGTCGGAAGCAACAGATTTTGGCAACAAGGACGTTGCAAGACAAATCTGGCACAGCCTAATTGAAAGGGCTGAGAACCCAGAGTTCCCTCTGGGCTTAGCACTGCTCGCAAAGAGCAAGTACTGTGGAAAACGCTTCGCGTTTGTTCCATCACAACTGGGATACCAGTTGGTCGTCATGCAGCGTGGCTGGATGATGGGTGATATGATGACAAAAGTCATACTCACGCTCGCACATCAATACTGTTGCGAGAAATCGGGCCTAAGGGTTTATACCCTTGTAGGCGACGACGAGATCGCTCTTGAGAACGATCCGGAGAAACTGCATAAGCATATCTCCACCTTGAATGAAATATTCAAGGTATCCGAGTTGGACACTTTTGTGTCATCTCGGATGGCTTTCTACTGTGAAGAAGGAAGCCTCGTGCCACAATCGGTGCACGATACCCCTCACGTGCAAATGAGGAGGGGTCACGACCTTTTCTACCTGGATTATCCAAGAATAAGGTTGTTACTACCTCAGCCAAGCGAGGTAGATGCCTACTCTATGACGAACATAGGGAGGTTCAGTCTCCTAGGAAAGGAGACTAGGTGGGTTGCGAACAGCAACCCACGAGCCAAGCGATTTTTTGATCAAGCGGCTCTCCTGCAGCACATATTAGTGCCGCAGGAACCGGACTGTATAAGTCCGTACACCCCCATTGAAATTGGTGGTGATGGTGCCTACCCTATGGATGGTAAGCACATGTTACGAGTAATTGAAAACAAATCTCGTAACCCCCGGGAAACTAAATACCGGCTGTCAGCCCTGCTCAATGGCAGATTTGGCTACAAGTTTGTTCGGTCGAACCGAACAGACAAGGTGGTGCATAAACACCACCTATACCTTCCAAAACTGGAAGGAATGAAGGCACTATTACCGCCTGAAGCGGTAGTGACTCCACGTGATCAGAATCAAAGGACTCTGATCAATTCACTGAAAATAGATATGTTCAGTGACCCGCAATCTGTCTTTTTTGAGATTGCGAAAGGACTGTATTACCAGTCTCTGCTACGGGGGCAGGACCCCGTAGAGCCGATCTTCGCCATAGAGAAGAAGTTCAGCGAGGGGAGGACAGATGATCCTCACCTAGACTACGATCTGTTCATGCAGACGTGGTCCAATCCTGGATTTAAATTCCAGAATGATTGGGGCTATGTGGTCGATAAGACCAAGATCCCAATGTTGAACCCAATGAATTTAGGGTTCGACTGGTCTTCCTATGTTCCAGAGAAGACGCGCCTCAAAGGATACTTTGAGGACTGGCTTAGAGATAATAGTGATTTACTCACGGAATCTCTACCAGACCTTATCTCCCTAATCAGGGAGGATAAGCCACTACCGAACAGGGTAGTGAACAGACTCAATCTTTTCATGGAGTCTGACTCTTATCTGCTACACGTGTTACCACGCGACTGGGCAGACAAGACTGAGGTCGGGGTTGTTACCCGTGACCAAAGACTTTCGTTATTAATAAAACGGAAGCTGGATGCATGGAATACATCCATACCACACAGAGTAATCTGTGTGGATCCTGCCATGTACATGATAGGCAGAGCCTTCGAGGTTATACCCGAAGACACACCGCTCCTTGAAGACCCAGGAGCGATGCTTCATGTGGACTACACTGAGTTCACTGATGGGATGCCCCATGATGAGGACATCTGGGATAGAGAAATCACTATCCGGACTACTGCACGAGGTGCAGTAATCATGACTACGAAGTAGTCTCGTCACATTTGATCTGTGATAGATATATGACGATTCGGGGCTTTGCCCG